AACAGCTGACTGCTGATAGGATATAATCCTATTCATAGCAACAAACATCGAGACGGTGCGGACATTAGGGTCCGTATCACCGTCATCGGTACTGTTTGGTTGAATAGTGAATGTTTCACTCTTAAGGACCTTCATACGGCCCTTGAACGATCCACCAGTTTGAGCGATCGGGTTAAAAGTCAAAGACTTAATAAGGTTCTGATAGAAATCAGTCCTCTTAGTCGTAGCTGCTGCCAGCTCCGCAACGTACCCAGAATGTTTGGGTACGAGTTCGTCGTCAAGGAATTTAACGAGCTGAATAGTATACTGAGCTGCTTTGGTCTTTGCGCCCCAGCAATTCAGTTTAATGGAAAGAGATTTGAGGAAACTCTTTGCCAAAGGAGTGTTATCACCCTCCGTTGTTGATGTATCAACATTAATAGGCGCTTTCTCACAACCCCACTCAGTGCCTCCGCCACCAATGACTCCATCATTGCCGTTATGGTTGCGCCTTTCAAACGACACGATTCCGGTCGCTACTTCCTGCTGCATCTGCAGAAAGGGATTGGCGCGAATAGGATCGACGCCTGGTACTCGATTAACCTGAACTGACGTCAGATCGAACATATACAACGGGAGATCCCGTCGACCAGCTGTAACCACACGGTTAGTCAGCCAGTAATTGCCGTTTGTATCAAACGACTTCACGCCGTTCCAACGGTATAGCACGGTCTCCAACTGAGAACGTGTTAGCTTCAACGCAGTCTGAGCTGCGGAAGTTTTACGCCCCATACGGGAGCTTGACTTAGTAGTAGTCTGCTGGATCGTGGCATTAGACCACTGTCCAGCGGCGGGACCCTTAGATCCAGTTCCCACTGCTGCCCGAGCGACAGACCGAGACGCCGACGCTACACGCTGGCGTAGCCCTACTCGCGCTGCACGTTCACGTTCAGCTTCCGCAACAGTCAAAGTACGACCGCCCATTTGGCGGTCGGCTGTTAACCTTGCTAGACGACTGAGGGATCGTTCGGCAGCTGTCATACGAGCTGAACGAACGGTGCGTCGAACTGTTGATCTTCCGCGGGCCATGGTTATTAACCACTGGCCGGAGTAAAATCCGGATCCACGATTTTAAAGTGACGACCCCGTGTTCCTTAGCGGATGAGCTAGACAAAACGCTTGCTGCCCCGCAGCGAGCCTTTTCGCCTCGCTGCCTAGGGAGCGTTTATAGGGGTAACTATTCGTTTGCGATCACTCTTCGTCTGACGACTCTATTAGTTCGGGATGTATCGATGCGCGTACGCACGTACAATCTTTCCCGTATTCCCAGCCACAGTCTGGGCATGTATTGTCCACGTCGATCACTTGAGTGATCCGACGAAGCAGTTGCTTTTTATCTTCGCCGGAGGAACTCAGATAGTACGCTTGTGGGATGTACGGCGCTGTTATAGCTATCTTTGTCGCGTGCAGTTGTCGGGTACCACCCTTGACCTCCAACCGTACGGGATAGCGGTCCAGCAGTTGCAGGAGCCTATTGAAGGAGCACCATTTCTCGCGAAAATCGTCGATAAGCACCCCTTCATGTTGGTCGTATCCGTCCCACCATTTGGCCTTGTCAAGGCAAATATAAGTATCGCGGCCAAGCCAAGCCATTGCCGCCCTGGTCTTTCCGGAACCGGAAGATCCATAGTACCACCTTACCTCAGGTGGCTGAGTTATATCACGAGGAGGCTCGTGCATTCGCATCCAATTTTCCGCTAGACGCAAAGCGCCAGCGTTGGGAGCGACTTCTGCGATCTGACGCATGTTGGCTCCCTGACTCAAAAGAGTCCGTATAGCGTCTTGATCGTTGCGTTCTCCCTGCGCCGGGGGTTCCCCGTGCTCGTAAAGAACTTCATCCTTAGAACAATAAATCTTGTTCTGTTGAGCTGATCCTAGGGCCACCGAGAGGTGAGCGCCAGCGAACAGCGAGCGCATGCGAGCCATAGTCTTTGCGTTGATCCAGTGAACGTAGCACTGTAGATGCACGGTGCCGGTAGTGGGAGCCACTTCACGCCCGACGATGCAATAGTCCATGTTCTCCGAGAGACCCTGAAAGTGTGCAACATACCCCTCTGGGGGGTTGTTGACTGTAAGGCACCAGCCGCGGGTCCTGGTTGCCATGGTGTGTTACACCAGTGTGCGAGAATAAATCTGCACAGAAGCCGGGTAATAATGATACCGGCTTCTGGAGAAAAGTTTTTCAATGCATCGAAATTTTATTTCGATGGCCGGGGTATTTATAAATTCCCGCGGAGTCGTTTACCTATAGGTTAAACTGTAACCTGATGGTTAGATCTGATCATTAGATCAAATGACGGAGTATCCGTGTTAGAATCCGCAGTGTCCAACTTATAGTTAGAGCATCGGATTAGAAGATACACCCGAGACTTAGGTCGGGTGTAAGCATCAAACTGCTTTTGATTCTGGACAGCGTAAGACGCATTGTCATTAGTCAGCACATCTGTTCCAAGAGTAACAGCTGACTGCTGATAGGATATAATCCTATTCATAGCAACAAACATCGAGACGGTGCGGACATTAGGGTCCGTATCACCGTCATCGGTACTGTTTGGTTGAATAGTGAATGTTTCACTC